TACTTGCGTAAATTGTATTCTTTGGGTTTGTGACTGCTTGTCGTTTTGCTGTTGCACCAACTAGGATTTCGTCCTTTGTATATGCAATGATCGAGGGTGTTGTTCTTGCGCCTTCGCTATTTTCAATAACTTTTGCTACTCCGTTTTCTAGAATAGCTACGCAACTGTTTGTTGTACCTAAATCGATACCGATGATTTTGCTCATAATAATCTCCTTTTGTTTAAGCAAGAAATTTGTAAAGCCCTTACGGCGCTCTACAAATTTATTTATCTCTGATAATATCTTTGTTGAAGATATTTGACCAAATTTTAAGTTTTTCGCGTTTAGCTTCTGCTGCACGTTCTATATTAGAAAAACTAACAATATCAAGCTCTTGTAAAATATCTACCATAGCTTGTAAATCTCCTAATTCTTCTTCTAAGTGTTCCCTATTAGTTTTAGGTTTACCTGGTTTAAAATTGTCCAGGCCAAAGCGGCTGATTTTACTTATCGCTTGTATAACTTCTGCACACTCTTCCTGGAGAATATCCATTACTTCTTTAGTTTGACTGTCCATATCAATCCTCAAATAATCCGTCATTTCCAAATAAATTTTTTGGAATGTAACCTTTACGTTTATAGTTAGCATCGTCGTTGATGTTACCGATAGGTTTTTCGCCTACTACTTTAGCATAAGTTTCTATTAAATTCTGTTCTACATAAAATACTTCCTTAGTAGGATCAATAGATACAAACGGATAATTGGTTAAATTCCAAATCTTAATTTTCATTTCTGCTTTGTCAATTTTTGATCCGTATAGTTTATGGAAATCATCTTCTATAATACGCCAATCGGAGCCACTAGAACCGTTATTTCTCCTTGCCCCCCAACTTTCTGAATGGGCAATTTGTCTGTATAATCGGTCCCCGTAATTTCGAGACTTGTCTGCACTCATACCATACTTTAGCACAATACCTTTGTAGTTTATACGATAAACATATTTTCTAATTTTATGTTGTTTAAGTAAATCGCAAATTTCGTAAGGGTCTGTTAATTTGCCTACATCAATGGTGTGCTTAGGAATAATTTTCCAATTAATTTTCATATACTGCCTTTCTGTTACCTCTGATTTGCAAACGGAGCAATATATGTTCCGCCGCTTGTTGTACTGGTACGTAATGTATTATAAACATTTTGAATGCCTACTGCCTGGTTCCACGCATCCTCTAAAGCATGGTGGGCCGTTACTGGTGGTCGTTGCGGATTGATGCCAAGATCAAATGCTGTACGCACATCTCTGACTTCCCAAAATTTCCACGGAATAGCTCGATTAATTTTACGAAATACGTGTTCACAAATGATAATATCAAAACATGATCCATTTGACCATACACGTTTTGCGCCCCAACAGAATTTATAAAGACGAGCAAATGCCTCTTCGATATCAATTCTTCCTTCGGGATCAAATGCGGCATCTTGCGCTTCTTTACTTTGATTGGCCCACCAAGCGATTGTATCATCGTTAGTAGTTAATCCAATTCTATCGCAACTGTCCAAATCTACTTTACAATAGAAACTTTCCATGTTGGGCTCTTTTAATTCTGAACCAAAAGGGTCGAATTTTACAGCACCAATTGTAAGAATGGCGGCGTCTGGAGTTGTATTTAGAGTCTCCAAATCTATCATAATGTCTGTTAGCATACAAACATTATAACAGATCTAGATTAACTTGTCAATAGAGTTTTGGTGGTAATTGTTGATCGCGCAATTTTTTATTCCATCGTGCTTTGGCGGCACCTTTTTTACGTTTGCGCTCGGTAGTGGGCTTTTCATAAAACTCTTTTGAACGCAGTGTGTCCAAAGTTCCAGCTTCTTCAATTTTACGTTTAAAACGGCGAAGGCTAACATTGATGTTTTCGCCGTCCTTTACGGTAATACCGGTGCCCTTATTCTTCTTGTGTATCACTATCATCGTCCTCTTGTTGAGCTTTAATCTCTTCGACTATCCAATCTAAGTTGTAAATTCTGTTTTTACTTATTAAATTATAAGGAGTAGTATCATCTTTTGTGATATAGTAAGCATTTGGCTGTGATATAATGAATGTAACAAATTGTCTAGTAATCGAATCGCTATTATCTATATCAAATATTACGCAATCAACTTGCTGGCATATACTTAATAGCCAACCTATGTCAGTGTCTTGTTCATCAAATACAAAAATGTTTAAATCATCTATGCTTTGACTTAGTATAGTTTGAAATTGTTGTTTAATATGATTACTTGGTTTAATCAACAGGTAACTTAAATTCATATTGAACAATTTATCCGGTGGTGTTATTAGAGTTATTTTTCCTAAGTTCATGTATTCGCTCTTCAAAGTATGCTATTTTTTCTAGTGGATAATCACTAAATTGTGGTCCTAATTTTTTAGTCTGCTCTACAAAATCTGCTAGTTCCGGTTCTGTTGTATGATCAACTTCAAAATCTGTAAATTGATGATCGCTGTATTCTTTATATAATTGATCTACAGGCCTAATACCTTGTAACCTGGACCAGAGAGTGTTTTGATTTTGTTCTGAATTTTGTACATATTCTATTCTTTGGTCTTTGTCTGAATCTGCCCCAATTCGTTCTTGATCATGTAAGTCTTTTTTTTTGGGTCTATACTAGGATCAAACTCTACTTCAAATGTATTGCTATTCATAACATTTGATAGCAATGTAGGCGTAGATTGTTCAACTGGTTCAGCTGGTTCAACTAGAGCATCTTCTACCGGATGTATTCCCATCATATATGGCGGGACAACTGGAGCGTCTTTTAAAACATCTGATAAAAGTGTGGGTGCTGGTTTTTCTAATGAAACTTCTTGTCCGTTTCCATCAATGTACGTTTCTCCTTTAGCTACACGTTCTTCAACTGTAGAGTCTGGAGTAACAGCTTTTTCAGCTTCCTCTATCATCTTGTTCCATTTTTCTAAATCTGAAATATTTTCTGCAGAGTCTGCTGTTGGTACTGTAAATGTTGGACCGGTTTGTATCCATTCGCCACCGGGCTCACGCACACCTTCAAACTCGGTAACAGTTTCTTTAATCTGTGCAATTTGATCATCAGTTAACGGGCTGTCGTCCTGCTCATAGGCTGTAGGTTTCTCGCCAACATCTGCTACATAAGGATCAGGTGTATCTTCTTTCAATTCTTGTTGTTCTTTTGCCCAACCGAAAGTCATTTGGGCACCTAGTAGCATAATAACTGCTAGTGGGTCAAATACTATAACAATTAAAATAATGATCCAAGTCACAGCTCGTTCGAGCATGGAGGCGTCTGGTGTGGTGCCGTAGATAAAGGCAGCAATATATTTGATAGGGCCAACTTCGGCATCGACTTTGCGTACTTCTGCACGTATTGGAGCTGCTTCGTCGTTCAGACTAGCAATAAGTTTCTGTTGGGATTCAATATCCTTGGCAAGCGAACTACGATCCTTTTGCTGACTCTTACGTACAGCGTTGGCCTTGTCCGCACCGCCTTCTGAAGTTGAGCGTGCCATGATCTGGTCCACCGCTTCATCCATCTGTTTAAGTTGCTTGCGATCAGCTTCGATGTTTTCTTTGGCGGTCTTGATCTTTTCATCAAAGATAGCGATTTTGCTTTGAACATCGCCTGATACAAGATTCTGGTCATTATGTGCTTTACTAAGGAATCCAAAGATACCCATTGAAGTGATCAACATTAAGACAACTACAGCGATAGTCATGTAGTATCTCATAAAACGTGGAGCACGTTCCCAATTGGCTTTTAACCAAGAGGCGCAGACAAGTTTGCCAACTTCTAGAGCTGACCCCATAATAATAATTGGAATTACAGCTGCAGAAAATATAGCGGTCAAACCTACTACCGAGTAGTAAATTGCGACCGCCGAGATTGTAAGACCTGTTAGTAGTAATAGATACGCCAGTATCATTGGTGCCTTTCGTTTAGACTAAAGTGGTTCCAGAAATTTGAGTAACAGCTACAAGACCAACTAATGCTGAATTAGATGTACCGGAATTAGCCGTAACATATTGTTGTGTACCTTGAGCATTTGTTGGATCATAAACACGCATCGATTCTGTAGTACCGTTGTACAAGCCTGCGGCTACTGCGTTACGAATAACTTTAGCAGGAGTATCCATTGGGTTACCGGCAGCATCGTTGCCTACAGTAACTGCACCTTGTTTAGTACCAGTTAATGGAAGAAATGTATCACGGTCGTATTTTACAGTGAATAGCAAACTGGTTGCTTGTGCATCAGCATTAGCTTCAGTAATGGTAAAATCCATAATTTGGCAATCGCCCAGCCCTGTAAGTTGATTAACTACTTGTTTAAAACGTAGATTACCTCGAGCACGACTTAATGCTGTTGCCGCTGTACTTGGTAAACTACCTGTAGTAAAATAATCCCATGTGTTTGGTGTGCAACCGCCATCATTATGATTGCCAGTATCTGTTGTTGGGAATGCCGTTGTTGTATCAGTCATGGTGATTGTAACACGGTAAAACCCTGGTTGTAATTGATCTAAATCTTGTTGAAATCCTGAGGACATAATTGCCTACTCCTAGTTTATAGTATATTTAGCCAGTGATTTACTTAAACACAATTAAAGCCAGCATAGCAGCTTGCACAAAAAAGCCTAGACCAATTGTTACAATGTTTAACAAATCCTTTTGAATTGTAGCTTTAAGGAAAAAGCAGAACAACCCAGCCCAACTGAATAAAACCATATCTACAGGCGGCATTTTTTCAGTTAAACCTGTAAGTACAGCTAATTCTGTAGGAATTGTAGCCAAATGTAGCAAAATGACCGCTACCCAGCCCATTGTTTCTGCACTAACGTGGGGAGCATGAGTTTTAACATTTTCTACCCATAAGTTTAAATCAAAAAGATCGTGTACTCCGTTTTTAATTTTTTCTACTATTGCGTTCATTTTTAGTCCTTAATTGTAAAATACGTGATGGCCAATTTTGGCTACAGGTTTTTTATTCCACCCTGGTTGTACATAATCCCCATGAAAATACAAGGCATTTTTTAAATCCGGAAGGCGAAATCCTTCCAACAATACTTTTTTTGCTACTTCCATGCTTTCTGTATACATAGGTCCATTCATTGGTTTCATTGCACTTGGACCTTCACAATACCAGCTAAATTGGCACATGACTTTTTCGTAGACTACATTTTTTTGGTAGACTACTTTACAGATATCCGATGGAAAATTACCATTTTCTGTTCTGTTAATTGTAACTTGAGCAACCGCTACTTTGCCTTCAAAAGGTTCAGAGCCTGCTTCATGATAGATATTACGAGCTAGACAATCTAATTGTGTTTGTCTCATTTGCGCTGTAATTGGGCTTGCTGTCTCGCGAGCTTGTTTTAAGTGTTCGAATTTTTTCGAAACTGCTTGTTGTGCTATTATTACTACTGTTAGTAATACTAGGCAATTTACTGCTAATTTGATAATGCGTATCATTTTTTTCTCCTTTACGCTGGATGAGGTATCGCTACTACCGTCATTGGTTAATGTTTGGCTGTATCCGTTTCTCCTTAACAAAAAGCCGTTTGCCCCAAAAACCTTTGGGGACAATATATAGTTATCCTCTGTTTCTAGAGGAAATGTACTATGTTTATACTTATACACAGTTTAACGTCTCATTCGAGAAATGTCAACTGCTTGTTCATCACTAAAAACCGGCACTGCGTTGCTTTTATGCATGGTTGCAATGCCTTTTACTTTGTCGCCTGTATAGACTTTTGGAGCGGCAAGTGTAGCTACACCCGCACCTGAATTAAGACTCTTAATATGGTTAGTATTTGTACGACCAATAGGAGTAGACAACGAATAATTACCAGCCAAAGGTTCGGCAGACAATGCTCGTTTTCGTTTCTTTTCTTCTTGTTCGATGCCCCATTTTTTCTGGAGTTCTTTCCACGACTCGTCCAATTCTCTTGCCTTCCTTGCATGTTCTGCTGAAGCGAATTTCTTTTTGCCTTTCTTCTTGCCTGTAGTTGAATACATAGGCGGTAACAAATGCATAGTCAAAATATTCTCCAAAAAGTATAACAATACTAGTATTATACTAGATTATGCCAACTGTGTCAAATGGGTTTATACTCGAAAACTTTCACCGCAACCGCAACGGTCGCGTTCGTTTGGATTGATGAAATCAAAACCTTCATTAAGTCCGTTGCGGACCCAATCCATAGTTAAACCATTAAGGTATGGGTCATCTTTCAAACTGACCAGTACACAGAAATCGTTTTGGGCATAATTAATTATGCCTTCTTCTCCGTCATACTTGTCCACATATTCCAACACATAGGCCAGGCCACTACAGCCTGTGGTTCTTACACCTATGCGAATACCAACGCCCTTACCGCGTTTGGCTAAATTTTTTTTAATTTGATTTTTGGCTTGATCAGTTACTATTATCATATACAAAATTCAAAAAATAATCATTGTTTATCAAATTCCATTTAGTTTCATGTACGTGAAAACAAGCACTTTGCGGAGATGTGTCAGGCATACCCGGTGCAAATTTTTTGGTAAAGAAAAAGTTATTATGATTGTGCCAATTGTCATATAAATTTTCTTCAAGGATATTTATTTCATCTGATTGCAATAGCTTATCAACTAACGTTTCGATATCAATATATCGTTTTCTTAATCTTATACTTAACAAGGTATTGTATATAATAGTCAGCATGTTCATTTTTACAAAATCTTTTTTTGTAAAACTTACGCATGATTCGGGAAAAATTCCGTGGAAAAATTTGCCATCAATTACCCGGGTGCTGTTACTATAAGTAAATTTCCAACGATCTTGATAATCTTTATCAATGGCTGCCGGGCTGGCCGGAAGCAATTCGCTTATAAATGGCATCAGTTCCACAGGACTTTTAGCTATTAGCGACAAACTGTCACGCCACGTGTCTACAGTTTGCCCTGGCAATCCTTGTATAATCTGTACCCATAATGGAATATTGGGATAAGATTGATATATCTCGTTGATTATTTTTTCGTGTTCGTCCCAACCAACATCGGGTCTGTCAATATTTTTTAATACAGATACATTGGGATCTTGAACAGATATCATATAGCGTTCAACTAGTTTGGCTTTGCCCATTATATGAAAAATTTTTAAGTTATTCTCTTTTTTTAATTTACTAAAATTGGCTTCTAGATGGAATTTTGCATCATTTTCAAGATTCTTTTTGGCAAAATAATCAACAACATCGATGTCTTCGTTATACTGACCAACATTTGCATCTGCTAAAAAAATACATCTAATACCTAATTCGTGGAAAAAATCAATTTCTTCCTTATATGTATTTTTACGTCGAGATACTTTGTTACTGAGTCCGCTATTCCAATCGCAGAAAGTGCAGGCATATGGACATCCTCTGGTAAGTTCATAAGGTATTTGTATGTGTTCTAAAGATTTACCGTTTTTTACTTCTTGTTCGATCATTTTTGTAAATAATGTTCTGTTTGAAGTATACGGACTAGTAACTAATTGCGGAACATATTTGAATTGACTTACTATCTGTTTGCCTTGATCTTGCCAGGCAAGATTAGACGTATTGAACGCAATAAGTTTTCGATCAAATATAATACTTTCTAGCAAAGATGCAAATGCATTTTCTCCGGCACCGTAAACCGCATAATCAATAAATGGATATTTTTTGAAAAAATTATCATCGATATGCACATCTATACTAGGACCACCTGCTACGATTTTTGTATTAGACAATCTAGAATGTATTCTTTCCAATTGCAACATCAATTGACTGTGATTCCAAATATAATGACTAGAACACAATAAATCTACTTTTTGATCATTGCACAGTGACACTAAATCGTCATCATCAATTTGGTATTGTTTTGGAACTAACCACTCAATTTTATCTTTGATGTCAGGGCAATGTGTGTCTATATGGGTTTTCAGATATAAAACAGCTACGCCTAACTCAAGCCTAGGATCCGTAGATACACTAGTAGCGTGATAAAACAACACCTTAAGCATTGTGTCGTTTTCGATAGTCTTCTATTGCGGCTTTGATTGCATCTTCTGCAAGAATTGAACAATGTATCTTTACAGGCGGGAGTGCAAGCTCTTCTGCGATCTGGGAGTTTTTAAGTTTACTAGCATCATCAATATGCATACCTTTAACCCACTCAGTAACCAGTGAGCTTGACGCGATTGCTGAACCGCATCCGTATGTCTTGAAACGAGCGTCTCTAATAATACCATCTTCATCTACCTTTATTTGAAGTTTCATGACATCACCACAGGCAGGAGCACCAACCATACCAGTACCCACTGTAGGATCATTCTTATCAAAAGATCCTACATTGCGTGGATTTTCGTAGTGGTCGATGACCTTGTCAGAGTATGCCATATTATATGTACCTGTTGAATTCTTCTATTGTTTTATTGTACTGACTTATAAAGGGCTCTTTGAGATATGGATTCCAATTGGACACCAGTTTAGAATACTGATACTGTATTCTATAACACATGCGATTAGTGATTCCACCTAGTCTTCGATGTAAGGTTATAGAGTTATCAAACAGACATAAATCGTTGTCTTGTTGGTACCAATGATCATAGATATATTTGTCAACAAATAGTGTCTTGTTGATTTGATCAAAAACAGACTTTGATTCCAATGCGGACATACCTTTGATACCATTTATAGTGTTGATACTATAATGTAACCCTTTTATGCCTAATGGACTTTTGATTACAAGTGGTAGTTCTGAAGGTTCTGGACACATGTTCTTGTACATCAGCAGATCCTGTTCTTCTCTCAGCCCAGGATTGATTTTTCCAGGAGTAAATTGATGTTGTACAATCATTTCATCCAATTCACTACGAAAACTTTCGCTTTGTTCCTCATACCAATCAGCCGTGGTTATAAAACCAGTTGCACTACCTACAGTGCCTGTTTCTCCAAGAAGACTTACTCCAGGTGCAAAAACTAAATTGCCAGATTCATTAGAATGCCATAACAATTCGCCTTCTGCAAACATGCCCAGGGGACTCCCGTCGGGTTTTTTCATGCCAGTAACTTTTACTACAGATGTATTTGGATTGTTCGTAGCATCATAGGCTGTAATATTCAAAACATTTTGTGCAAATTTTTTGTCTTCTGGATCAACTACAATACCATCTATCTCAGTCTTGGAAAGTAATTCTCCAAAAAATTCTGGTTTTTTATATTTGCGTTGAAGTGAATAAAAATGCGTGTTATGAGGACTACCCCATTTACCAATTAAAATTTCGTATTCTGCTGGAGTAATTTTTACATTTCTAATTATAGTGACCAGACTTTCCAAATGTCGTTGACCTACTTCAGCCCATTCGTCATCCGATAAATTAGTAAAATCTAAATCGTCGATATAGATTCCAAATCTGCCTAGTCCAGGTATCTTGCTTATTTTCATTAGTTAGGAACCGCCACTATTTTACTAATACCAGTCTGCGGATCAACCATTTCTTGCCAGTGGTATCCTTGCGGAGGTGCCTGGATCACTGTTTGTGGTTGTGTATAAACTACTGGAGGTTGTTGAACTACTACAGGAGCAGGACGAGCAATTTCATAACCAATTACTCCTCCAATTACAGCCGGAGCAACCCAACCCATACCGTAGCCGCCTCGATAGCAACAGCCGCCTCGATAATGAAATCCTTCGTGAGCTTCGGCACTTGGGCTGAAGGCAAACAAAGTACTTAGTGCCAGCAAGCTGGCAAATACTGAACCGATAATATTTTTGTCTTTCATAATACTGCTCCTTAAGCGTATACTAATATAACGCCTTAGATTAATATTTAGTTGACTTATTTGGCTTCTTTACGAGCATTTTTAACTGCTGTAACATCGTTACGAGTTTCTTTGCACAACTTGGCCAAATCTTGACAGTGCTTACGAACGCGAGTACCGGCGGCACCTACTTCTTTGTCGTAAAACTTTTCAAAGTCTGCTTCCATTGCTTCGATGATTGCAGTAAATTCTGCATATTTGTTTGTAGCCATTTAATTCTCCTTTAAGGCAAGTACAGAGTACTTATACCTAGTGTACAGGGGTTAAAAATAAATGTCTAGTTAATTGGCAAATACATTACCCGATCCACTAGTAATAGTGTGATCAAAATGTCCGTCGGAGTCATATTTGTCTCCAACACGACCCACTGCTTTTCCGTTAACAAACACATTTGAACTAAATGTACTTAGTGCAGGAGCATGATTAACTGGACTGCCAACACACGGATTTCCATCAGGATGGCTTACCATTACGTCTCCTTGACGTACAACTCCGATATTATTTACAAATACATCCCCACTACCAGCATCGCTTGCTTGAGTAGTAGGTGTGTCCCAATGGAACACATTTTTACCACAAGGAGATCCTTTGGCGCCGTCTGTTGCGGCAACCGAACTTGAACCACCTTTTTGAGCAATTGCTGGCATTATACTAATTTAATTCCTGAGGTTTGTTCAGTATAACGATCTGCGGCATCCTTAACGGTAGCTGCTAGTACCATAATACTATTTTTATTTATAACAATTTCAGAATCAGGATCTGTAGTAAACAAAAATGGAACTAACCCAATGCCATCTTTAGTTGCTGTTAAGCATAATGGCTTTTTAACTTTAACACCCATTGGCCCATCTTCTACTAACTTAGCAACAATTTCTTCACCTGCTGTAGTTTTAATTGTAACTACTTCGCCTTCTGCTATACCTTTTGAAATTAACATATTATACCTTTTCGAAATGTTTTTTGAGTTCTGTAAACCCGCCAATATAATTATCATCTAAGAAAATTTGTGGCAAAGTTCTGGCTGTAGGTACAACTTCTAACAGTTGTTCTTTAGTCCATGTTGTCTGCACATTTCTTTCTTCATAATCGATACCTTTCATTTCTAATAAGGCTTTGGCTTGTACACAAAATGGACAAGCGTTTTTGCTCCATACAATAGCTTTCATTTTAATTCCTTCTTAATTTAAATTTACCCTGTATACTATACTGTGTCTGTATACATATGGTACTTTTGGTCCTAGCGCTCTATGCGGAATTCTTCCATCAAAAAATACAACTCGTCCTGGTACATATTCTACTGATTCTACAAGATGCGGTGTAGCAGGGTCGAATAATTGAAATTCCCCTCCCCAACTTTTCTTCCAATCTGCTGTTGTAAATATCATCACATTAGGAGACTTATCTGCATGAGTAGTGCCATCCATTGATTTTGATTGTAGGTTAGAATGTACTGCCCATAGATCTAAATTTTCTTTTATTACATTATCGGCTACGTGCTGGAACGCTCTTAGTAATTCCATCGGACAAATTGACTCAAATACATACTTTGAATATCTTTTGTATAATGTAGCCCCCATGATATTATGGGTTCCTACATCTCCGTAGGGGAATGTTTTTCTGTTTGCTCTGTTACCTGGTTTATTTGGAAGATTATCGCATATTTCGTTTAGCTCACGAATATATCGATCATCAAATACTCCATCGTACACAGTTATATTAGGTCGATTTTGCATTTAACTATTATAGTGCCGGCAATGTTTCGTAGTCAATCCCTTCAGACATGATACCAATAACATAATTTGTCGATTCGTTTTCTTGTAATGCTGTCTGTTTCTTGCTTGTATCAACATGCTTATTGAACCAAGGGATAGGTGTCGATTTTGGTGCGGCTTGCTGATATTTAATACCGATATCTTTTAATGCACCAACTGCTGTATAGTCTACAAAATCTTTTAGAATATTTGCATTAAGTCCGATAACAGGACCTTTCTTGAACAAATAGTCGGACCATTGTTTTTCTTCACGAATGACATCCATATACATAGCATAAACTTCTGCCTCGCAATCGGTCTTAGCCTGTGCAAAACGAGTATCTTCCTTGACTACTTGATTGATCAAATAGGCCGTCCATCCTTTATGTAGTAATTCGTCTTGTAGAATCAAACTGATAATGTTACCATTGCCAACAAAGATCTTGTTCTCTACCATGGCTAGACTTGTTGCAAAGCTAACCATAAAGCGGAATGCTTCTAGTGCATAGCTGGCATTTAATGCTAACCAGATTGCTTTAATGTGATCTTCTTCAGCGATATATCCGTCTAGTTCTTTGGCACAATTCAACCGATGTAAATCATCATAGTATTTGCCTACACTACTGGCCATACTAACAATCTCTTGTGTATCATGGATAGTGTTGAACACATCCTTAGGCACATTATAGATATTACGAATTATGTGACTGTAGCTCTTGCTGTGGATATTGGTTTCAAAGAATCCCCAGTTGTACATAAGGGCTTCGACTTCGGGCAGGCTACACACCGGAGTAAATACCTGTGTTGGTCCACGACCTTGAAGACTATCAAGTGCTGTTTGACGGAGTAAATTGCTGGTGAAAATATGTTTAATTGCATCGCTTGCGTCCTTAAAGTCATTTGCGTCTTTACTAAGACTAATTTCCTCAGGTTGCCAGAAGAAGCCTCGGGCTGTTGCTTCAAAATCTGCAATCTTCTTGTATTTAACCTCTTCGAATCGTTGAATGGTCACTGGTCCGGCTGGATCCAGAAACATCTTGCGACTCAAATAATCTGTACGTGTGTTTAAATTATATTGTTCTTTACTCATAGCTTACATGCCTCACAATCTTCTTCGTTATCAAAATCTATAGGCTCTAACATTGTTGGAGCATCTTCGGCAATAGCCTTACTACCAGCTTTATTAATCAAACTATAGTAGAAAGTTTTTAGTCCCCATGCGTGAGCTTGCATTAAATTTTTAGCAATCAATGTAGTTGGAACTTTACGATCTGCAAAGTGTGCTGGATTATAAAAAGTATTAGTACTAATTGATTGATCAACATAAGCAGCAAGCACAGCCGCTGTTTTTAAATAACCATCACAGTCTGTCTGTTCCCACATGAGTTGATACTTATTTTTAAGTTTATGATACTCAGGCACTACCTGAGTAAACGATCCTGCTTTACTCTCTTTGGTGCTAATAAGACTCATTGGCATTTCTATTCCATTAGTGCTATTAATAACAACACTACTAGACTCCACTGGAGCAATAGCCATAAGTGTAGCATTTCTAACTCCATATTGTTTCATGTTTGTACGCAAAGTTTCCCAATCTAGTTCTGGGGTAAAGTCTGCTAGTTCATTAGAGCCAGAGGCACGTAACTCCCAAGGAAACATGCCTTGCCCATAACGTGTCTTATCACTATGTGTACACGCTCCGCGTTCTTTAGCAAGTTCAACAGTTGCCTCTGTTAAGTAGTAGGCTTGATGCTCCATCCAACTTTTAACATCTTGTAAGGCATCTTTTTCTCCATACTTTAATCCACGTTTAGCATGCCAATAGGCTAGATTAGTTACACCAATGCCTAGTGGTTGTATTTCATCGTTGGATAACTTACTCTGGATTGATAGGAAGTCTTGGTAATCGAGAATATTGCACAGACTACGCTGTAGTATACGGCAAGCACGGCGCATGTCTTCTGGATTACGGAAAGCTCCCCAATTTAGCGACCCAAGAGTGCATAAACTAATTCTGCCCTCTGGATCATCTAAGCGTGTAAAACTCTTAGTCGGCAAAAGGATCTCGCAACATAAATTACTTTGATAGATTGTATGGTACTCAGGATCAAATGGTCCTTGGTTCATTACATTGTCGATAAACACTAGATAGATGCGGCCAGTATCTGTGCGTTCTTTTAAGATGCCACCCTTAAACACATCCTCTGCGGCCATGGTCTTGGTGCGTAGATCCTTACGCTTTTCATACTTGACATAAAGCTGTTCAAACTTTTCTGTGTTTGTATAAAATGCTTCATACAGATCAGGAACTTCATTAGGATCAAAGAAGGTGATGTTTTCTTTGTTCTTAAATCGGCGCCAAAATAAAGCGTTAAGCACAACGCCATAGTCCATGAACCTTACTCTAGTTTCTTCAGTTCCTTGATTATTTTTAAGCACAATAAGATCGTCAAACTGATAGTGCCAGATAGGATAAAATACGGTAGCACTTGCATTGCGGATACCTCCCTGTGAACAGCTTCTTAAATCACCAAACCATTTTTTAAGGAACGGAATCATTCCTGTGTGCATAACTTCGCCACCGCGAATAGGTGCGCCTAGCGGGCGTAGACGACCAATCTCTAATCCTATGCCGGCTCGTTTAGCAGCATATTTGGCCATCATCTCCCCAGAAGCAAATATAGAATCCAGATTGTCGTCACTGCGGATAAGCACACAACTAGAAAACTGTTTAGTTGGAGTGCCAAGACCAGCCAAGACAGGTGTAGCAAGAGTAAATAGACCATCTGACGCCGCGTTGTAATACTCCTTGATGTAACGCATACGGGCTGAGTTAGGTTCTTCTGTATGGAATACAGT